CTTGGCTAATTTGGGGTCTAGGATCAAGATTCCTTTATTGGGTATTTTGACTGCTTTATCAAAGGTCATTGAACCACCTTGAAATTTGATGGTCAGAGGTGTTGCGTTTGAAGTATCTAAATCGTCCACCATGCTCCCTATTTGCCGTTTAATGGATTCTTCAATATAAGCTGACATTGTCACCCCATTTTGCTTTGCGACCTGTCTGAGCATGTCAGAGACAGGGTCACTTAACCTAAAAGTCATTACCTTGGATTTTGGCATAAATCGAACGCAGACTTCACACTCCTCGCGTTGTAGTCAACAGGATTGTATAAAATTGTTTGAAAAAATAATACAAAAAGTGTTGCATATATAAAAATGTAATACTAATTTGTGTTCATGCCAGACAAAGACAGGGTGAGAACCTTTAGGTTAAAGCATTGGGTGTCAAATATGCTTACAGAGGAGAGTGAGAGACGGAAGGTCACTGCGACTAAGGTTATTGAAGATTGCGTTGTCAAATGTCTTGGAACTTTGTATCAAAATTTACCAAGAGATAAAAAAAAGTAAAAAAATGTTTGACGGTGTATGCCACCTGTGAGAGAAATCGGGTTCGTAATTAATCCACCATGCCAAATCAGCGAAGCACAAATAAAAAACAGTTGTCAGTGTGGGTTCAGGATATAACTGAAATAGATGAATATTGCAAAAAAACTGGTCAAAATAGAACTCAGGTAATTCAAAACCTAATAAATGAACTAAAAAACAAGCGAAAAGGAATTAAGAAATAATGGAACCGTTAGAAGATCTAAAAAAAGAACAAGTCGAAACTCATTTCGAGCAAAGTGAAGAAACAAACACGCTTGCCAAAACAACAATCTCGTTACAAAAAGCGATCTTAGGAGGCATGACGTTAATCTTCTTAACGGTTATAGCAATGGGAATGTTTCAATGGAATGTAGGGTACACGTTGAGCAGGGCACTTGGTTTAGTACCTAAAGATACTTTGAGTGGTTCTCAGATGTACGAACAATTGAAGTTCGAAATTGAATTAAACCACTTGTTAAAGGGGTTGATTCTCGATGACGTTGATGAGTTGAACCTAGCCAAAGGAGTTGTACGTTTTAGGGGTGATGGTGAAATTAGAGGTGCGACTTTTTCAAAAGATTTGACTCGCGCAGAGAAAACCCAATTTATTATGGTAGCATCACGATTAAACCAAAAAAACGCTTTAGAATGGGTGCAAAATCAACCGAACTGGAGTGATGGTTTGAGTAAAAGAACGGTGAATTTGGTTTATCAAAGTGGTTTAACCGATAAAGAATTTATTGCTGCCAAAAAATCATTCATGCACATGGGCAAACCAGAGAATGAAGTAAAGACTGTGTCGAATTCTTACTAAAATTTTTTTTTTTAATAATGTAATACATAAACTTTTATAAAAATTTAATAATGGAAGCATTAGGAATAAAAATTGACAGCAATTTAAAAACAAAGTTGTCACAGGTAGCAAAAAAAACAGACAGAAGTGTTTCTGCGGTTGCTCGAATAGCAATCGAGAATGGTCTGGTTTTTTTTGAGAAAGGTGGCATCCACCAAAAAAATTTAAATAAGGTGGCATCCACCTCGAAACAAAATGATTAAATCTAAATACTCAGAATATGTACCGGAGGTGTACGGCAATCGTTTTGACGACATTATCACAATTGTTTGTGAAGTGTTCCTAGTGTCTCCTGAAGAATTGTGGGGTTATAGAGGAGCGAAAAGGACAACGTGGGCAAGGATGCTTTTATATAAAATTTTATACACAAAACTTGGCTCATATTCAGAAACAGCACGATTCTTTAAGAAACATCCAGCCGCAGCATATCTTGGAACAAGAAAATTTGAAAAATACGTTCAAAACCTTTCGCCGCTGCGTGATATGTGCATCGAGGTTGGCAATAAGACAGGTTTAAAAATGTTTAGGACATCCTAATGGATCTTATTAAAGAAATTAAAATGGGTTCGTTTCATAACTCCAGAGTTATGAGGGATGCTTTTAAGAATTTTTGTTTAAGACATGCGTTGCTTCCTGAAGAAGTTGGGATTGGCAAAATGAGCAGAACAATGGATTACAAAGTTGACTTCCCCACAAAAGAAAAGATGACCAAACTGGCCAGAAAAACTTTTGGAAGTCCAGAGTATTTAAGAAGGAAATATCGAAAACAAATTTTAGGTAAACTGGGTTATCCCTCTTGACCGACTGGATAAGTCCCTGTTTCCCGTTGAGTTGACGGGTTCACCTACCCTTATAGGTTCTCGCTGATACCTATAGGGGAAAATTTAAAAGACATGAGTGAAGAAGTAGAAAGAGATTTTGATAATGATGAGTTAGAAATCAAGAGGGTTCATTGCCCTCAGTGTTTGGAAAAGGAATGGTTGTGTATATGTAATGAGGAAGAGGAAGGTGATTTATGATAACAGAAAACAAAGAAGAACTAAGGACCAAGCTAAATAACGCACTAGAAGAACTAGAGGAAGCTCAAGATCGTTTATCAACTCAACTTAACGTAGTTGAAATATTGGTAGATGTAAACAAATCGCTGAAAAGCAGATTAAAAATGCAATGTATCAATAGTGACTGATGAACGACCAACTCACATTGACCTTTTCAGCGGAATTGGGGGATTCGCCCTCGCCGCTGAAAGGGTCGGTTGGAGAACAAAATTATTCGTCGAAAAAAACGAATACTGCCAAAAACTTTTGCGAAAACATTGGCCAAAAATCGAGATCATATCCGACATCAAAGAATTTGACGCAAGAGGACACAGGGGGGTGTCACTTATTACCGGAGGTTTTCCATGCCAACCTTTTTCAATCGGAAACCAAACTGAGCGACGAGGGAAGGACGATGACCGTTACCTCTGGCCAGAGATGTTCAGGGTTATTAAAGAATCAAAACCGGACTTCGTCTTGGCAGAAAACGTTACTGGAATCATCAAGGTGGCACTCGACGAAGTGCTTACTAACTTGGATTCCATTGGCTACACCGCAGGGACATTTATTATTCCAGCTTGCGGCATCAATTCGCCCCATCGAAGAAATAGGGTGTGGATTGTGGCCAACTCCAACAAGCAGGGATCACAAGGATTGCGGGGACTCAGTGGGAAACGGGAAGGTGGAAGTGAAGTCCCTGTTGGGAAGGGCAGTTGGTCCCTCAAAGGAACATGGGAGTCTGAACCCGACATTCGTCGAGTGGCTCATGGGATACCCAAAAGGGTGGACAGACTTACAGCACTCGGAAACGCAATAGTCCCAGGAATTGCTGAAGAGATATTAAGGAGTTTAATGAAAAGTTATGAAGCAGGAAGTTGTTATTAAATGTAACAGAAAAAAAGGTAAGGATGGGATTGATAGGTTTGTTTTTAATTGCCCTAAATGCGGATTACAAAAATCACATTCAGCGGAAAATGGATATAGATTGTCACATTGCATGAAACCTAATTTCAGGTCTGATAGTTTAGTTGAATTTACATTTTTACCTGACTGTTGGCCAGAAGGGTATGTTATCGAGGAGGACAAAATCACATGAAGCACGAAAATGAAATTTCAAAACAAACCGGAGTAACGCGAACTAGATTGCGTGAAGCTAGGTTGAATCATTTAGAAAAGGGTGAGCATTGGGAGAAGGAAGGAAGATTAATCATGTATACTGATGCTGGAGAGAAAAAGATTTTAGAAGTGCTTGGTTTCCCAGAAGACACAAAATTAAAAGAACCCAAACCAACTGTAGTGGAGGAAATGCGAGTTGGTCGTTACGAGTTTAAAAACAAACATGTCATCGAGGGGATCAGGAAAGATGAAAGTAGGGTTATAGTAAGAGTAAAAGACAATAAGAATTTTAGACCATTTCATCACAACGGTAAACCGATGGAGTTCCCTGCTCGATTTGACGGCAGGACTTGGTGGATTAATCGGAATTGCCCTCGTTTTGTTGGTCGTTGGTGAAACACACTTATATTTTTGAACATGAGCAATTTCGCATGGTATGTGAACATGTATTTGATTCGGACGAACTCGTTGAGGTTTGCAAGACACAAACGGGTGACATTTTTGGAGCTATGCAAAAGGATAAACAACTCGCAATGGCAGTCATAGATTGGGCAAATGATTTGGTGGAATTGGAAGCAGAAGAAGGATTTAATGATTAATTCAAGAACTAAAGGGAAGGTCGCAGAACTGGAGGTTGTAAACCTGTTTAAAAACGCTGGTTACAATGATTCACATAGGGCACAGCAGTTTAAAGGCACTAAAGAAAGTGCTGATATTATTATACCAAAATTAGATAAAATATATCAGTTTGAAGTTAAAAGGAGAGAGCAGATAGGGAAGCTTGATGAGTGGTTGCAAAAAACAGATAAAGAAGCTGGAGAGGAAAAAGTTCCAATTGTCATTCACAGAAGAAACGGAGAACCGTGGAAAGTCACATTACTCCTTACCGATTGGATTACTGACGTTAAGGGAATTTATCCACCCAATGAATAATGGAGACAATAGCGTTAACATCACCGGAGATGTATGCGGCAAAAGCAGTCGCGTTTCAAATTCAGCTAGGGAAGGAAAAAACAGGAATCCACAACGGTAGAATTTGTACGCGTGACGATCTTGCTATCAATCTTGAAGGGCAGTTGGGGGAAATTGCAGTATGCAAGTATTTACATATTAACTATTGCCCTAACATTCACCTTAGTGGTGATGGGGGGGTTGATTACAATTATCGTGGAGTTAGCTTACAGGTTAAGTCAACTCAAACAAATTATCTGCTCTTTCAAAAAAAAGAAAGAATGACATGTGACTACGCAATCCTTGCGACTTCTAGCAGAGACAAACCTAACTTGGTTTTTTTGCGTGGCTGGACAGACCATAAAACATGGCATGAGAAAGCACAGGAAAAGGAGTTTATTGAAGGTGTTAAATCATACGGATTACATGCGGACAAATTGAACCCTATTGAGGAACTGGACGAGGTTATAACAAATGCAAAACGAAAAAATAAAACAAATACTGGCAACACCGCTTCCAAAAGAAGCACTAAAAAAACATCCAAGTAGAAGCTACCTAACAACAATTAATCCTATTTATGTGGTAGGTAGGTTGAATCAAGCTTTTGAAATTGGAGGATGGAAGTTCACAACTGAGGTGATTGAAACATCTGACAAATTTGTTGTGGTACGCGGACTTTTGGAAGTACCTGAACATGGCATAGTTGTAGAAAACTACGGTGGCAACGACAACACCGATAGAGGTGATGCTTATAAGGGTGCTGCAACTGATGCCCTTACAAAATGTGCTAGTTATCTTGGCATTGGTGCGGAGGTTTGGCGTGATGGTAAACCTGCTGAACATGTAAAGACGGCAGAAGATGAAAAAAATGTTCGTGCTGAGTTTGAAAAGAAAATTAAAGGAAAAGTTAAACAGGTTGATTCATGGTTGAAATCTAAAACCATGATTGAACCAAAAGAATCATACAGAGATTTACCAATTAATTTAATTGATGATTTTCTTGCAAATTGGGAAGCGTTTCAAAAGCAAATAGATAAGAAGAATGAGTCACCACAAAGTAAGACCACCAAGTAGCGGTAATGCTCAATTAATTTGTGGAGAATATAGACCTGATGGTCGTGGTTCTGCTGCGACTGAAAAAGGTAACATTCAGCATGAGTGGCTAGAAGATAAACTAACCAGAGCAAACCCAAGACATGAAATGCCACAAGATCAATTAGCTAATGTTAATTGGGCGTATGAATATGTGCAGGATAATTTTGATTTATTTAAGTTAAAAACAGAATCTAAAGTTTCTATTTTAGATCACAATTATGATGAAATAAGTTTTGGAACCCGTGATCTTTGGGATGGTAAAAACCTGGGGGACTTTAAGAGCGGGCAACAACACGATTACAAAGCACAAATGGCATACTATGTTTTAGGTACATGCCAGAAAGAAGGGACAGACAGTGTTATTGTTCACGAAATATACACCAAGTTTTTTTGGACTAAAGTTTATGAAATGACCAAAAACGAGGCACAAGCAATTGTTGACCAAATCACTGAAAACATTGAGAAGAAAAAACTGCAACAAAGTGATTTTTGTGGGTGGTGTATTCAAAGGGTGACTTGCCCTGTCTTTACTACAGCAGTTGAAGCTGTTTCTACAGAAATTACGCCCTACAGCAGTCTTGCTTTAGAAAACTTAACAACACCCGATTCAATAAACAAAGCTATGGTGTTCGCAAAAAGAATTAAAAAATGGGGTGAAGCAGTTGAAGCGATAACCAGAGACTATTTAGAAGAAGGAGGAGAGTTAGATAATTTTAAATATCATTCAAGAAGAGGAAGCACTTTCATAAACGACATTCCAAAAGCATTGGAGTTATCAGGTTTAACAAACGAAGAGTTTCTAAAAGCTTGTACTGTCAGCAATACCGCATTGGTTGCTGTTTATGCTGAAAAAAACAATCTCAAACCAACAGATGCAAAGCGAGAGCTTGCTAGAAAACTGTTGGATGTAACTAAACAGAAAAACGACACAAAAATACTAAAAGAATGCCAAAACTAACATTCACAGACGAACCGGAAAAAAGTCCGGCAAAAAAACGACTCACTCATTTAGATGAGGGCGAATATCAAGTCCGAATCAAAGACTGGGAGTTTAAGACAAGTGCAAAAGGTAATGAGATGATTAATTTGCAACTTGAGGAGGTGGATTCCAAAAATTTCATTTGGGATTACCTAGTGTTCACACCAACTGCTCAGTGGAAATTAAAACAATTTTTACCTGCTATTGGAAAAGAGGTAGGTGAATCCGTTGATATGGATGAATCTTTTATGAATGCTATTGTTGGAGAACATTTATGGGTGGACTTGGGCATAGATACTTATCAAGAGAAGACTAAAAACACTGTTGCATCTTATCTTGCTGGCAAAGAACGGTTACCTCGACGGGTAATTGAAGACGAGGATGTACCCTCATGGGACAAAGAATAAATGTCCAAAAAATAGCTGAAGAACTCGACCTTCAAACAGATATGGGGGTCGAGTTTCTTCAACTTGCATTGGATAATGTAAAATTGTTCGACAGCAAGCAGGTTGATTACGGAAGTGATAACATTGCTCACAATGGAGAATTGGGAGTAATGGTAAGATGCACTGACAAAGTAAGCAGAATGCGGAATTTACTTTTTAAGCAATTAAAAGGTGAGGACAAGGTTAACCATGAATCCCTTGAGGACACATATCGTGATATTGCCAACTATGGAATAATCGGTCTGATGTTAAAAAAGGGATTATGGAAATAGACGAAAGAACCCAGCAAGCAATGTTTTACAAGGATTTGGAATCCTTGATACAAAGATATTATGACGAATTTGACATGACCTGCGAGAGTATACTGGGTGTTCTCACAAGGCGTGTCATAGTAACTGTACTAGACGATGTGGAAAGTGAATTGGAAGCGGAATTGGGCGAAGATGAATTTACCGAAGACGACGATTGATTATTTAGAATTTGGAGCAAGTGAAGGAAACAGGAATCATAGTTTATTTAACGCTGCGTGTCAGTTTAGAGACAACGGGTATTCAGTTAATGAAGCTGATTCATCACTTCGAGCAAGAGCAACACAAGACGGTCTGAGCGACCATGAAATTTTAACAACAATAAAATCAGCATTTGCAACTCCTCCAAGAAAGAAATCGGTTTCTAAGGTGACTACAGTGGAGACGAAAATTACTGTTAGAATACCATCAAGAAAATTACCAAGTGGTTTACCTGATGCGGTAACAACAATTTTTAAGAAATGTTTTAGGGAAGGCGAAGGTGTAAGAATTGCCCTTCCTAGAGAAACAGGAATCAGCAGGGGAGCGTGTAAACCTGTTGATGAGTGGCTCGACATGTATGAACAAAAAGGCGAGGTTATGTTTGGTAGCAAGGGTGCTTACATTTGTGTTAATCCATTGGTTATTGGAGGCATAACTGACAAGGATGTAATCGATTACCGACATTGTCTTGTTGAGTTTGATGACGGGTCTTTGGAGGAACAATACGCAGTGTTAAATGAGAGTGGACTGCCCTTGTCTGCTCTCATTTATTCAGGAGGTAAATCAATGCACGGATGGGTTCGCATTGATGCAACCAATCGAAACGAATTTGATGATAGAGTGCGACAAGTTTACAAATCACTTGAAGCTTATCGCATTGATGGCAAAAACAAAAATCCTAGCCGACTCAGCAGATTACCTGGGGTAAGGAGAGGAGGTAACAAGCAAGAATTGCTTGGGGTTGATCTTGGTCTTGAATGTTATTCAGAATGGTTTGCCAAAGAAAAAGCAAAAAGATTTGGGAGCGTTCTTCGGTTTACTCCCAACATGAAGCCAAAGAATAACGACGACACTAACTTGGTTGGTAGACGTTGGTTGTGTCGTGGTTATCTGTCCCTGTTCACTGGAGCATCGCATATTGGAAAATCTGTTCTCGCCCAACAGATGAGTACATGCTGGTCAGTGGGCAGGGATTTCTTTGGTCTTAAACCTGTCAAACCCTTAAAGATCGTTATGGTTAATGGCGAAAACGACGAGGAGCAAATCATGGAAAACTTTAATGGCATTGCAGAATATTTAAAGTTAACTGATGATGAATATTCCAAGCTTGGTGAAAACTTTATTACTATTAGTAATTACGACAAGGTTGGTGAAGATTTTTTAAAAGTTGCAGAAGAAATACTTGCAGACATAAAGCCCGATATACTTATAATAGATCCTCTTTTGCATTATATTAATGCCAATATAAATGACCAGAAAGTTGTAGGTTCATTCCTGCGACATGGTCTTGGTGAACTGGCAAAGAATCACAACTGTGCAATTATGGTTAGTCATCACAATGGTAAACCTAGTACAGATGCTCACGCTAGGGGACATTGGTCCCACACTGACATGAGTTATCTTGCAGCAGGGACAAGCGAGTTGGTGAACTTTCCTAGAACAGTAAGTGTATTGATGCGAAAGGGTGCTACAAATGAATTCCAGTTGGTCTTTTCAAAGAGGGGAAACAATACCGGAATAGGTGAATCCTTAACCCTTAAACATGGGGGAGATGGGATTTACTGGGATAAGGTTGTCGAAGTACAATCAGACACCGCACCCGTATCTACCAGCAATACCTGACGATAGAATCGAAAGTCTCGCAAAGGAGCGAGGAATAGATTTTGTTGTTGAGCTTATTGAAAAGCGGGAGAATGCAATCAAGCTAGGGGAGATTGACCCTTTAAGGTGTGGCTTTGAACTTGATTGCTGGAAGGACGCTAGACGTTTACTTGTTGATGCTGATGAGCTTTTAATCCTTGGAGGGAATCGTTCAGGTAAAACAGAGTTAAGTTGTAAGCTTGCTGTCGAGACGCTTTGTAACATCGAGAATGCTGTTGTCTGGTGTTTTCATTCTTCCCTTGCGACTTCAATCGAACTTCAACAACCAGTTATAAGAAAATATCTTCCACCTGAATGGAGGGATATTGGCAAAAAGGGAAGTAGGGTTAATGTTAACTGGACCGATAAAGGAGGGTTTACTGAACAATGTTTTGTTCTTCCAAATGGTTCACGTTGCAGGTTTCTAAATTATACACAAAACATTTCGGTGCTTGAAGGTGGAGAATGTGACATGATTCTTTGCGACGAGCTTGTTCCAATTGATTGGGTAGAGACACTAAGGTTTCGTATTGTTACACGTTCAGGTAAATTAATAATTACATTTACTCCAGTTAGAGGTTATAGCCCAACAGTTAAGGACTACGTTGCAGGTGCTAGAATAATAGAAAGCAGACCTGCTGATTTACTTGCTCAAGATGTTGTTCATGTGAATGGTTGCGACAAGGGCAACATGCCCTACATTCTTCAACCATTTAGAAAAAGTGCTAAAGTTATTTGTTTCCATTCACACTACAATCCGTTTGGAGGTTACAAACAAATAGTAAGAATGCTGGAAGGCAAACCTTCAACAGACATTAAAATTCGAGCATACGGTTGGGCAGAAAAACTTGAGGGGAATGTCTTTAATAAATTTGACGACAGAGTTCATGTTGTTTCAGAAGACTTAATACCAGACAAGGGGACTAGATATGTAAGTTGTGATCCTGCTGGAAATAAAAATTGGTTTTTAAAATGGTACATACTTGACGACATAGGTCGTGTGTTTCTTTACCGAGAGTTTCCAGACAGAAAAAACTATGGTGAATGGGCATTGCCTTCAGAAAAAGCAGATGGGAAAGCTGGTCCTGCTCAAACCTTGGATATGGGTAAATCCATTATCTCTTATAAAAAAATCATACTTGAATCTGAAGGTTGGGTTTATGACGAAGAAACAAAAACATGGGATGATTCAGAATCGGAAAAGATTTATGAAAGGTTGATTGATCCACGCATGGGAGGTGCTGCTGTTCCAAGTATAGATGAAGGAACAAGTATCATATCTTTGCTTGAAGATGAGCAAAAGGACAAGGATGGTAATGTTATTGGTCCAAGTTTGCTTTTTATACCTGCCCCCGGTGGTCAAATAGATGAAGGTTTGCAGCTTATAAATGATTATTTAGATTTTGATAATGATAAACCTGTCACCGCTCTAAACAGTCCAAAATATTTCATATCAGAAAATTGCGAGCAAACAATTTACGCTATGCAGGAATATACCGGAAGAGATGGTTTAAAAGGTGCATTAAAGGATGTTGTGGATTGCGACAGGTATCTTTTCAAGGCAGGAGTTATGTCCTTGGACGGTAACTTCCTTGAAGCAACAGGAGGTGATTATTATGAAGGTTAATTTTAATGACCTGCCATTGACGTTAAGGACACATGAGGTGTGTAAAGTAACAGGTATGAATAGAAAGCTTGTTATCGACCTTGCGGATATGGGGGTTTTAAAACTTATCGACATGGATAAGCGTCAAAGACGGTTTCTGCGTGAGTCAGTAAGAGAACTGATGAAGTTGGGGCCAGAAGGTGTGGTAATGGAAATATAATGGACAACAATATAACTGACATAACGAACGAATTTCACGAAATCGTTCGCAGAGGAAACGAGAGTTACGACAGAATGAGGTTGAACTGGGAAACACGTTACAACGTGTGGTCCGGTCAAAGCGATGACGGTCGCAAGTGGAAATCTAAATTGGGCAGAAGTCCTGTTCCTTTTGATGGTGCGTCTGATTCAAGACCACCTTTGGTTGACACTTATGTAAACGAGGATGTGGACATGTTAATGACGAGTTTGAGTAACGCACAGGTTTCCGCATTCCCTACAGAAAGTAATGACGCTGAACAAGCGAGTCTTGTAACGAACCTGTTGCGTTACCAAATTCATAATCAAATAAAAGAGTTCCATGATGAAGCTGAATTAGCTGCAAACTACATGTTAGAAAATGGAGTAGCAGTAGTTGGTGTGTTTTGGGATATGGAAGAACAAACAGCAGTTGCAGACATAAACATGGATGCAATTGCAGAACTGGCACAAACTTCAGAAAATCTTTCTGTGTTTCCTGAAATGATTCTTTCAGAAGAAAGAGAAGACGAAGCAGTGGCATTAGGTATGTTGGTTTTGCCAGATGTTAAGAAATCCAAAATGACAAAGATGATTCGTGAACTGCGTGAAACAGGTGCAACCACTTATCCCGTTAA